CAGTCATCCCCCAGCCCGTCTCTACTTGAGCGGGCCCCGCAGGTCGCCTAGGGCGACCATTGAGTGCTTTGGCAAGCTCTCAATCCATGCGCGTTTTGTGCGGAACGAGCGCGGTCGTTCTTGACTCTCAAACGAGTCGAGGATGAACCCCGAATCGTCTTCGTCGCTTTCGGCCTCGAAGAACCACTTCAAGACGCCACCATCTCCATCAACAGCATAAGGCTGCTTTTGGGGTACCACGAACAATGCTCTCCGTTCCCAACGGTGCAGGTGGATGTTCCACCTGTGCCGGAAGGGAGTTTGGAGTACAGTGTCCTTGGCTACCTCAGACGATGGGATCGCCGTTAGCTCGTCAACGTGACGAGCTTCCATCCTCACTACAAGAGAGAGGAGGTCATCAGCGACCTTCACAGTTCTCCAGTAACCGGCTCTGTAAGCCCGGTTTCGGAATTCAGTGAACCGACGTATGAGAACTGCATCCTGACGGGAGGTTGGCACCTCCGCGCGTAGGCGAACGACCGAGACATCACTGCCCCGGTAGTACTCCTTTCCGCAAGATTCCCTGAACATTCCAGTCCAGAAACTCTTGTGCTCATTCACCTTGAAGCCAAAAGCTTCAATGAGGCGAACAACGTCAGCTGTCGAGTCAACGGGGACAATGATATCGTCCCCGTAGACTGAGATCCGTCCGGCGGCTTGCCGGACGGTGGTGCGCCTGCTCTCTGCTACATCCACACCCATAAAAGCGATCACCGTAAAGATGATCGCCTCCAAGGGGAAGGTAAGTGCAGAGCCCATCGAGGCGTATTTGGCAAGGTGGATAACCTCACCATCTACGTCTGCCCGCAGTGACCGCGTTGCCATGACGAAATCATGGAGATGCGGCCAGCGACGCAAGAGCCTGGAAACCAGGTTCTTGTGAACACGGTCAGAGGCTTCGCTCAGGTCGAGCGTTGCCAAGGATCCAGTAATTGACGCTTCGAGCGCCAGTTGCTGGTTCCGGGTCTGATCCGTGAAGCCAAGTATACCGCTGAGAGGTGATCGACGAACGTAGTCGTAAATCTCTCTCTTCAGTCCCTGCTGTGCGTACTGCATAGTTGAGGGCTCAATTGCGATAATGCGAGGCTTCGCGCGGGTCTTCGGTACAGAGACAACCCTCACGGGTAACTCGTCCGAAGTGGGGACAGTGTCACGTACACGCATGGTGGGCAAGTTCTGGGCATAACGCCACGAGGGAAAAACATCCTCGAGGCGGTCAGTCCAGTACTCGAACTGCCAGCGCTGGGGGTGGCTGAGTTTATCAGCAACAGCTCCCGGTCCGTGACTAGGGATCAGCTCAAAGGCTGCGATTTGTTTTTCGCAGTGATCGAAAAGGTCCCCGAACAAGCGGAGAGCCACTTCATCGAAGTGGTCATACGGCATGGACGATTCGTTCATGTCGAAGTGCTCTGCGAGTTCGCTGTCAGTCTTGATGAAAGCCGATCGTGCCGCACGCTCCCGCGAGGGAGTAGTGAGTGCATCGACTTTGCCGGTCAGGTTGCAAATCTGCCGGACAGCCCAAATGCAATTAGCATCGGGCTCATCTAGTAAGGCGCCATCGACGGAGAAAATGCGCATGAGGAAACCTCGTAGAAATGCGGGGAGACCCCGGCACCTCTTGAAGTTGCCGTGATGCGACCACTGACCTGTTGCTAGGGCTCTTTCGAGCGCCTTGGCGAAGGTCGGTAGTGTGATGGAAAGAAAACCATCACCTTCCGTCTCCACTCTGGACCGTATTGTTTCG